TTTTTGGTACATGAAGAAATCCATCTTCAAATATAATAGGTTCTACAATGGCATTACCATCCTGCTCATCCTCAAAAGGAGTCTTTTGATTGATGGCATAACGAATAGGTCTGTTTATACCTTTGTCGTCATCAAACCATAGTAGTGGAAATCTTTTGCTGCCCCTTGATGGTAACATAAATGATAAGGGTGCAACCTCTCTTGTGAGCCGATAGCTCTTGCTTACGAATCTTTCTTTTGTTTTCATTAGATAAAATTTAATTTTTAAAAAATAGGGAGTGCCATTAGACACTCCCCTTGTTTGTGTTAAATCATTCTTACTCTTGGAATAAGAAGAAGTTGTTTGCTCCTAAAGTACATACTGCTCTCTCAGAAAGGAAGTGAACCTCCATTGCATCTAAGTCAGAAGTACGTGCCCCACCTGCTGAACCTGTAATCCAAGTCTTGTATCGTCTGTCTTCAGTCTCTGAAGCTCGGTAACGTACATGAAGGAAAGGACGCTTAGCATTCTTACCCATGATTTGGTCATATACAGTAGTGGAACCTGCAGGAACTAATAGACCGTTTACACGACCTGAACCTGCACCTGTTGGTAAACCACCTCTCATTGTTGGGTCATTCAAGTATTTCCAATCAGACTTGTAGAAGTCATATCCTCTACGGAATCCTGTGAACCCAAGGTTCAACGCCATCTCTTCGTCATTGTCAAACAATCCGTAAGATGTACCATTCGCTCCGTAAGAGTTCTGCTGTGCCAACATATCATCAATGTCGAAAGAGAACTGTCGGTCTAGGAAGATAACATTCTCCTCGATAGAACCTTGCTTGTCTAATCTTGAAATGATATTATCAAAGTCTGATAATAAAGTTGGGTTACCACCGCTGAATACGTTACCTCTATTTTCTACAACGTAGAAGATACCTTCAGAACCTTTGAATCCTGCTGCGATTGCACCACCTGCTGCTTCTGCAGGAACTGCTTCAATCATTGCTGTCTCAAGATAGTCGTCAAAACGTAAACGAGTCTCGTGCTCAGACTTCATGTACCATAGGTATCCTGTAGCTCCGTTCTCAGTTGTTACCTCAACCCATCCAATCTGTGCCATATCAGAACCTGATACTGCATACTTGTCTTTCAAGATGATTGGAGAGTTCTCAAAGATAGTGTCATCAGCTTCTAAAGAACCACTCATTCCTTCAGTTCCTTTCTTAAATTCAGAACCGTAGATGAATACTGTTACGTCATTACTACCTAATCCTGTACCCGCTGTTACAAGTCCACCTGCTTCATAGAAGGCTACAGTGAATTGGTCGTTAGGAAGGTCAACTGCAGTGATAATACCTTTGTTGCTTCCTGTACCTCCATTCTGAACAACCATAACAGTCTGCCCTACTCTTAGAGCAATCTGTGCTGTACCTAAAGCTCCTGCTGTTGAACCTGCAGGTGCTAAAACATCATTCACTTGGAATACTGCGGTGTCAGCTGCCGCTGCTGCCGCTGTACCTACGCCTGTGTACTTAGTGTGTAATCTTCCTTGCTCTGCCCACTTAATAAGGTCAGAGTTTGACGGCATCTCTGCTCCTACCATACGTAGGAAAGATGCAATCGTTCTATTACCATAACGCTCAAACTCCTTCTCATAAGTATCAGGGAGATACTGATTCAAGAAGTCGAAGTTGGTAATGTAGTTTGTTGCTGTGGGAATCTGAGTTGCAGATGGCTGCAAGTCAAATCCCGGTGTTGGGTCTACTGCCATTTTCTTTTTCTTTTTTTAAAATTATTTTCTTTTTATACTTCTTATTTTCAAGCCTCTACCCGAATCAGGGTTTACAGCTCGAACCTGCACTCCGCCCCTTGACGTTACCTCAGGTGTCTTACGCTCAGACATATCAATGTTTTTCATCTTGCGTGCAACATCCTCAGTAGCTGAAGCTCGACCTTGCTCATAAAAGAACTGAGCGAACTTCTCAGGGTTTGATGCAACTGCTATCGCCTTATGGTATCCTTGAGCATCGGAGATTAAGCCATCCTCTGTCATAAACTTATTTATAAAGTTCATTACATTAGACTGCTCCTTCTTCATTGCATCTACAGACTGTGGTGAATATAGAATTGAGTTACCGTCAACAGAGAACTCAAAACCTTTGAACTCTCCTCCAAAAACCTCATCGGTCTTTTCAGTAAACCACTGTCTTCTACGCTCACCCTCTTCCTTTTGGGTCTCAGCAGATTTTATATATTGCTCGTAAGCCTCAAGCTTTTCAGTATCGACTTGGGAACTCTCACTAACCCTTGACTCAAGTGGCTGCTTGTACTGTTCCTTCATCTCATTGAAGTAGCTCTTAGCTTTTGCAATCTCTTTTTTCTTTGCTAGCTTTTTCTTTTTAACCTCAGACTCATCATCTATCTCTTCATCATAGTCAAACTCGTCTAACATTATATCTATGTCGTCATCATCAAGCCCTTCCTCTGTGGCTTTATAATAAGACTCTAGCAAATCATCAGGGTGCATCTCATCGAAGTCTTGCTGTAACTTTACAAAGTCTTCAAATCCACGCCCCGTATCTTGTTTATATTTTAGATAGGCTGCTACATCTTCAGGTAGTTCCTCTGAAGATTCTCGCTCAGTCATCAAGTCATCGAATGAATTGATTTCCTTGCCATATCTTTTTCCAATATATGAAAGAACGTCTTCCTCACTTAACTCTGAGGATTCTTCTTGTGCTTCGCCTTGCGGCTGTACACTTTCTTGCTCTTGTGTGGTGGCGGCACTCTCAGTGCTTTCTTCCACTCCGCTATTGTTAGTCTCTCCTGCTTCATTATTCAATGACTCTTCATGCTTTTCAAGAAGCTCTTTCTCCACTTCCTGAATAGATTTAGTCTCAGGAGACTCAACTGCTTTTACTTTAATTTCCATTTAATTTAATTTTTACAAAGTTAGTTATTTTTTTTAACGATTTTATCGAGGTTCAAACTCGGCTAAATCAAAACCATCTAAGCTATCCTCGTTAGATTCAAAGGTCTGTGGAGGTAGATTATTCTTTCTTTGATTGATAAGCTGAGACTGCTGAGTATTCTGCTGACTAATTCTTTCTGCCTTAGCCTTCTCTCTTTGGTCCTCTCTACTTTGCAGTGCTCCCTCTGAAACATCACGTAGCTGCATATTGAAATCAAACTCAGTCTGCATAAGCTGACGTTTAAGCTCAGCCTCGTGCTTAAGCTTCTCAATCTCAAAAGCAACCTCAGCCTGCTTAATCTGCATCTTAGACTGTGTCTCAGCCTGTATCTTCTGCATTGCAGCCTCTGCCGCCATCTGCTGTGACTGTAGCTGAGTCTGCTGCTGCATAGCCTGCTGCTGCATAGCCATCTCGCTCTCTCTCTGCTGAAGTGCTTTACGCTTCATCTTCAGGAACTGATTAGCCATCTTGATATTTCTAATCTCACGAATATCTATAGCGTCCTCAAGGTTGATGTCATTCTTAGATAGTGCCATCTGAATGTTCTGCTCAAGCTGAGCTTTCTCCTCCTCATCAGGGCTAACCTCTATGAATATACCAAAGTCATATAGGTAAAGCTCAGAGATATCTCCAAGTATACTTACATTATATTTACCTATCTGATTAATAAACTCATCCTTGAAGTCTGAATACTCTAGTATATCTGCAATACGATATGTTAATGACTCAGCAAGTGTTCTATATATATAAAGACTACCATCTAGTATATGTCTTGTTGCTGTGTTTGAGTTTAATGCTGCAAGCTTCTGTAATCCCACTAATGAGTTAGGGTCGGGGGTAGAACCATCTCTAGCCTCATTAAGTCCTGTCACCGCTCTAATCATATCAAGGTAGTGGTTATAGTTGTATATCAACATCTGAGCTTTACTTGCTCCTGAGTTGGATGTAAGCTCAGTGATAGGAACCCTAGCATTATTAAACTCACCATCCTGAGTATAGCTTCTACCTATAACACTACCTGTTTGGAAGTATAGCCTTAGTGCATCCTCAGGGTTGTATGCCGAGCCTGTGCCTAGGTCTACCTCATTGAGACCATCGGCATCAATATATACACCGTCAGGTACAACACGAGATATCACCTGCTGTAGTTTTAGGTGTGTCATCTGAATTAAATCAGCGAAAGGAATCATTCGTCTTACTAATGACTCAATGTTTCCTTTATACATTCTTGGTGCTACAGCAACATAGTTTGGTAGTGCGTGCTGACTTGCTGACTTTGGTCGTACCATGTTTCTTGCAAGCTCCCACTTAAGCATAATGTTTGTTCCCATAACCATTACACCATCATACCATACATCAATAGTCTTCTCTATCTTCTCGAATCTTCCTTCCTCCATCATCTCTTGTGGTGGATTGAATGAATCATCCTTCTCTATAACTCTAGCTCCTCCACCCTCAAGAATCTTTTTCTTATATACAATCTTCTTTGTGGTCTTGTAGTTGAAGTACATCAAGGTACAGGTGTCTCTATAGAAGATATCGTTGTCATAATACTGAGCAACATTATAGTAGTCATACCAACTCTGCCCGTACTTACTAATTTTCTCTAGGTCTTCTTTAGTTAATGTAGGGTCTATCTTCAGTAGCTCCGTTAATGGCAAGGTCTTTATTTCTCCCCAATAGAAGCAGTCTTTGAAGTGTGGGTCCTCGGTATAGCTATACACCACATTTGCAGGGTCTACATACGACACCTTTACCCCTGAGCCCGGAAGGAACTCATTCTTAGCTACACTAATACCTAGTACAGTAAGGTCATAGTCTAGTCTCTTTCTAATATCCTGATAATGATTCTCTGAGAATATGGTATCAATAGCCTCCTCCTCTGCTATCTCTATAGCAGGCTTGTAGTTTAGATTCATATATAAGGCTAGCTCCTCATCGTTCTCAGGAAGCTCGGCAGGATTCATAGCGAATGGGTCTACACCCGACTTCTCTTGTATAGTAAGAAGAACCTCCTTAGCTGCCATCTGTCCCTCAATTATATCTTGATACTTGCTACGCTTTGCCTGTGACAATGCATCCTCAGAGTAAGCCTTTACTCTAAACAGCCTGTCTGACATCCCGTTAACAACTATGTCTACGAACTTAGGTAATATAGGAACAGGTGTCCAATCTAAATTTAGATATGATAAGTCACCGTCTACGGCTAGCTCTGTTTTATATTTTGCAATAGATTGTTCCCCTCTTGCATATAGTCTCAGTCTATGAAAATCTCTCATCTGACTGTAATACCTACAAGAACTCCCATCTCTTTTGAACCATTCATATTGAATGGCTTGACCTACCTGTAATCCAAATTCTTCCGTTGCTTTCTCAGCGTCAGATACAAATTGACTAGGGAATCCTGCAGATGAAATGTTTACCTTTACGTCTTTCATCTTTTAATTAATTCACTTATTGTTCCTTTATTACTATACCTTGCAAAGTTAATACTTATTTTCGACTCTTTTTTCTCAGGCAGGTACGCATTCTTTTGGTTAGCCATAATCGCCAACCCTGAGCTAATAGTGGCATCGTATTTTGTTCTGTTACTAATATCAAATTTTGCCCAATCCTCAAGCGTTCTAGTGAACATCATTGAGCCCATGTCATCCATATCTCTGTATGTTCCACTTAAATCTATGCCTACATACTTCTCTATATAGGACTCAATAGCTGAGGCGTGAGACTGCTTAACGTCCTCACTTGAGTTAGGTATACCTCCAAGCTCTCTCTCTGTGCGAGACAGCTTGTTATAGTGCTTGTCGGGTCTGTTTATACTAAAACCTCTATACCCCCTATTCTTAAAATGATATAGCAGCCTAGGCTTATTGTTCTCTACAAGTATGGGCATACCATAGAACACACACGCCATCAGTACCTCCTCAAAGAATATCTCTGCTGTCTGTGGTCTTGCTACATACTCCAAGAAAAATTCATTAGAGGGGGCATCATCCATGTTGAATTTAGTCAATCCATGCAAAGCTCCGTTAGACCCACCCCCTCCAACTGTTCCTGAAATATCATATGAGTCACAACCAAAGGCTCCGATATGCTCGTTGCCCGGATACTTAATACCTCTCTTCTCAATAACCGAGTTCTGTAGCCCCTTGCTTGGTGTCCAACTTACAAGGAACCTTCCCCTCTTGTCGGGGCTCCATATTACCTTGCTGTCTTTTATTCCATCCTTCCAATGAAAGCTACCACGAGTGAGGTGGTGCTCCTTGATTAGTGAATCATTATAATCAATCTGCTGATATATCTTTGTTAAGTTAAACAGAGACTGCTTGCTTTCATCTCTGAATGCATGAGACTCTGTCCTTGGAAACTGACGATAGAACTCGTTGAGAGCATCGGGGTCGTTCTTCAGCGACTCAACCTCAGCCTCCCAATAGTCAATAGCTCCATTGTCAATCATCTCACCATCCACTCCAAGTATAGGGGTGCTAGGTTTTCTAAGCACAGGCATCCCGTACCTATCAATAAACCCCTCCATGTTCCACTCCATAGGAATAAATAGGTTATATAGCCCACTCTTAGTCTGACCGTTAGCATTTCTTTTTGTAGGGTCAGAGTCATTGTAAAGCTTCTTAAATTCCTCACCCCCTTTGTTTAGTGCGTTTGATGTTGAGCCCATCATACACTTACCTATAATCTTACTACCTAATCTAAGACAGGTCTTTGTAACACGCCAATTGTTTAGTATGTTATTAGGCTTTAGCCACTTACCACTCTCGTCATGTACAAGCAAAAGTAGCTTCTCACCATCGTAGCTGTTGTCATCGGTGTTCTTCCAATCTATTGTGGTATCAAGTCCCTCCATCTCTGTATCATTAATGGTAGACATATTCTTCTTTGTAATCTTTGATGCAGGAATCCTAAACGCTAGCTCAGTCTTTGGTTTATCCATACCATCCTGAATAGGTTTAAAAAAGAATGGTAGCCTCTGTGATATTGGAACAACCTTATCTGTAAACATCTTCTTGGCATCGCTACCTGTCTTTGATAGTATACCCACCCTAGAGTCTTTTGCTAGCGTACCTGTGTTGACACACTCCGATGATGACATAAATGAAAATCCTGAACGTCTAATCTTTAGGTAGTCTAGCCCGAAGCATCTCTTGTCTGCCTTACAGGCTTCCCAATAGATATATAGTATTCTGTTAGCCTCCCTGAAGTCAGGGTATCCCACATCAATACTTGTCCACTGAAGGTACATATAGTGGGCTCCTGTGATATATGTCTTGATACCGTTGTTCATAAACCAATACCCATCCTCTCGTCTATCAAACTCCTCCTCGATATAGTCTACCCATCTGTTCTTAAACTCTGAAGGCATCTCATTCCATTGGAATATCGACTGTATCCTGTCAAGCTCCCTTGGAATATCTTTACGTTCCCAATAATCTTTTTCTTTTGATAACTTCTCAGGAGCCGGAGGTAAGGCAATACGCAAACCGTTGATAGTTACAACATCTCCTATCTGTCCTGACTTGGATATTACTATGACATCATACTTGTCATTATATCCATATGTCCAACTTTTTACCCTGTTCTTATTCTTTACCACCTTTGATGGTATATAATCCTTTAGAACACTGTATAAGTTATTTTGACCTTCTTTCTGCAAATCCTTGTTTTGTATCTATCTTTGTTGCCCCACGCTCTGAGACCTCTATGTTTTGTTTCTCTCCCTCTATCTTTGAGAGTATCTCGAATGCATCAAATATAGCTAACTTTTTTGTAGCAGCAGCATTCTTTAGTCTATCTGCCGCTAGCTCATCATCAGGGTCGGGCTTTATAATATCCTCCTTAGCTACCTTTATAAGCTGCTCTACAGCCTTCATACCTGCCTCTATTATCCTTAATTTAATTTCTTTTGTTTTCATAGCTTTACTGTTATTTGGTGGTCATACATCCTGTATA